CACAGTCGTAGGCTAACTACCGACACTGTAAACAATACGAACTCTACCCCACAGCAGCTCTACTAAGCATTCACGGCTTTTCGATCACTCTGTGAGAGTATGTACACGTCTAAACTAAACAGACATACAACAGGTAAAACACTTTGTCAAAATTACTCACTGACAATATGAGGTGCTAACTAACAATACGACTAGCTCTCTCTTCACGTAGAAGCGCGGAGTACACTAGAAGCCTTAAACTAAACACTTTACCTTTTATTACTCGAAGGTACAACGAGGTGCTAAATACAAATATCCTACCAGCTCTCTCTGCCAAAAGGGCAGCGCGGAGTACACTGATGATCAGCTAAACACATTTCACATTAAGAATTGGGACAAAAACACTTGATCAATATCTGCATATGAGGGGAGGGGGGGGAGTTTGACTTGCCTAACTGCGCACGCTTTGATGATCTGCGTACGCCTATTGTTGAAGATTTCTTCACCTTGGTGGTAAACGTACCGCAGGTGCGTCTCTATGTTTTCACACAAAGCAACACTCGCAGACCGCGCACCACGCCGCCACCAATTGAGTAATTCGTTACACGACTTATCTTTCAGTGGGGCAAGGTAGTAGAAGGGGCATTTCGGATGTTTTCGAAAGCCTCGAGACAGGAAAGTCAACTCCAGGATGGGGGAGGGGGGGGGAAATAAGCTAGTCTTATCTCCAGGCGTCATTACTAAATTAAATTGTTGAAAATACTCAGCAATGGCAGGTGATGTGTACCACGTAAGGCACTCGGGTGACACTGTTCTAATCCCATCATCACCATACACTGCTAACCTAACATTACGCCTATACGACATGAAATTACGGAGTTGGGGAGAAGGGGCGAGGGACATCCATGCAGAAAAGAAATAAAAATCTTGGAAAATAGAATTACAAATAGAAGTTAAAGGATTACCAGAAGCTAAACCATGAAATACACTATACAAAACACCCCTAAAACTAGTCGTCTTACACCCTGATTCATACAAACTACAGAACAATACATTTTGATCAAACTCA